GGCGGCGATGCCACGGAGTTTCTGACTCACCGCGACCAGAAGACCACGCGAGATCACTACCTTGATCCACGCATCACGGGCGTGGAGTCGGCCCTGGACTATCTGCCACCGCTCGACCTTGGCTGAACCGGGCACAGCGGGGAAGCGTCGCTGGGAAGGGAGGCCCTGCGACACCTCTACCCGCTGGCCCGGCTCAGGAGTCCACTCGCCGCGCCCGCTCCACGGCCAGGTCGCCCTTCGTGCGGCTCAGCTCGGCCAGCAGACGCATGACGTGAGCCGCTAGGGTGCCGCTTGTGCCCTGGTCCCAACAGCCCGAGAACTTGCGAGCGTCCCATTCGCACTGCTGCAGGTAGGCGTCACTCAGTTTTTCCACGGTTCTCCTCGCGGTGCAGCAGCAGGGCCAGCAGCGAATAGGATGCGAGATCCACAAGGTTGTCCTCGAGGCTCTCGTTCTCCAGCCTGCCGGTTGCGTTGTAGCTGGCCAGCCGCGTCACCTTGTCGGACAGCCGCACCATCGCGCCCTTCCAGGCCGGGATGCCGACGAACTTCGCACCGTTGCGAATGTTGGCGAGGGGATCGCCGCCACTCGGGCAGCCGTAGTCCCTCGACTTCCGCCGGTGCATTTCTTTCAGCGAGTCGCACAGGTCGAAGAACGCCTGGCTCGTCGGGTGAACGTCTTCCGCCAGGAGCGAGTCGCCGAGGCATCGCCCCTCACAATAGGCCGCTGTCATGTAGTCCCTTTCTGGTTACGCCGTTCTTACTGTGCCGTCGTGCATGACCCTGTAGTTATGCACATCGAAGGCACCGCCCTTATGTATCGCCACCATGGCGAATCCCCAGCTCCACCTGTTGATGCGGGCGTACTCTGGCCGCAGATCGCACAGGCAGCCGGTGCTCCAGCATCCGGTCTCTTTGTGCCACATATCGGATTCGGCATGGTTGCTCGTCCGGTGCGAGTGGCCCACCATCACCGTCGAGAGCGTCTTCATAAACGCCCCACGGGCCACGTTAACCGGCGCGGCCATGCCGCTTGGCAGCTCGTGGCCGTGGAGCACGGGCAGCTTCCCGAGCAGCACGGGTCGCTTGTCCTCAACCAGCTCGATGTTGTTCTCGGTGAACCCGAGCCAGGCCGTGAGGCTCATGCGGGGATCATCGCTGATCTCTGCGGCGTGCTGCCACAGCCAGTGCTGCCAACGCTCTTCGTGGTTGCCACTTTTGTAGACGATCGGGATATCGGGAAACTCTTGCCGCAGGTAGGCGAGGAAGTCTCGCACCGCCTCGAGCTCGCCCTTGAAGTCCCTCTGCTTGGGATCCTTCATGTAGCGGCTGATCGCATAAAAGTCTGCGATGTCGCCGTTTAGCAGCAGGGCCGACAGCTCTTGGTCTTTCAGAAAGCCCACGGCCGCAGCCACCGCGATCTCTGAGTGATACGGCACGTGAACGTCGGACAGGATGCCGACGTTGCCGATGACGTTCATTCGGTGCGGAGTCCACGTCTCGGCCATCGACTTTGGCATGGCCAGGATCTCGCCGGCCGCTCGCTGCTTTCGCGGGGCTGACGGCTTCATCGTCTTTCGGTTCTTTGCGCCGGCAACGCCAAACTGCCGCTGCATCCTCTTGCGGGCCTGGTTCAGCGTGATGGCTCCGTTGGCCTCTTTGACGAGCCGGCGGGCCAGCGTCTGCGCCGGTGCGTCGGGGTGTAGCTGTGCCAGCCGCCTGGCCATCTCCGTGATCGGATCACCCGCCATGCTTCTTCCTCCGTGCAGCTGCCTTCGGTTTCCGCTTGGCGGCACCGCGCCGCAGGACCATGTTGCCGTCATCGTCCAGGATCCCGAGGCCCGTGGCCTCATCGTCCTCGAAGTCGAGCTCGGCGAGATTAGGCCGCTGGGCCTTGGGCTGCGGCTTGCTCGGCTTCTTTGGCACGCTTCGCCTCCGCTTTGCGGGCGTTGGCTATCGCCCGTCTCACGAGCAACCTAGCGGCGATGTCAACAAAGGGCAGGCCGCGATCTGCGGCCGACTCGCGGAGCCAGCCGACGATCTCGTTGATGTTGGCTTCGCACCAGTCGCAGCCGTTTGCGTCCATAAGGGCGGCGCGGCTGTTGCATTTACAGTCGCCGGAGGCAGTCAGGCCGAAGCGACTAAGGAGGGCGTGGAGCTCAGTGCCAGGGCCGTGGGATGGCTGCGTGGGCTCTGGCTGCGGGGGAACGAATCCCGGCTTTGGTTGTCGAGGATACGCCGGATGGTCAACGTCGATCGTCCACTTGTCGCCGTCCTGCGACACGACGCATGAAAAGACTTCATCAAGCGTATAGCCGCGCTCGACGCAACGGTGCAATATATGCGACCGCAAACAAGTAATCATGGCAGGTCGTTTACAGTTATTCTGTAATCAAATGACACTGATCCAAAAAAAACATTACTGGGAAAAGAAGTATACCTGTAAGCACCTGTTGCTGTGCCAGACAAATCAAGCGTTCTGTTGCATAGCATCGTAAGCCATTGCGCTTGAGTATAAGTAAATGCAGCTCCTCCGCTGCACCCCATCGCATATGAGCAGCACGGCAACGAATCGGCGTAGCCAAACGAAAATCCAGTATTTCTTACCGTAAACTCCGCGTCCACATTTCTGTCTGGGTGGAAGTAAGTTTCTTGTGCCCGGCCACCGCAACAAGGTGTCGATGGAAAGAAACGAGGTGCTGCGTTTAGATCAAGAAAAATGCGGTATAGCCCACATTCGTTTTGAACACTAACGCAAGACGCCTGGCCTTGGGGGAAAATGCTGCAAGATATTTGGATTGTCGGGATTGAGTACGTTCCGTTTGGGCTGCGTGCAAAATCGCCAAGGCTTCCGCTAAAGTTCGATACTTCAATCTGTAAGTAGTTCGGGTATCCTCTTTCATCAATGCCCGAACAAACTCCTGGACAGGCACCACAGCAACACGCCATCGTTACACCTTGAACCGCAGGAACGTGGAAGTAAACGTAGAAGACACAATCGTGACCGAAGCTGTCACGAGCGTTTTCCCAATGCTGATCGTGCAAGCCGATGTATTGAGTGAAGCCGACAGCGTCACGTCTTGCATCACCGACGTGGAGGCCGTCGCCCCTACAAAAACCGCCGTCGCCGCCTCAAACGGCACATCGATCAAGAACCACGCCGTGCCGTCTTTGGCTATCGCGCAGTCGGTAGTCGCGTTGGTCGCAGCAGGGAACGGGAAGAACAGATTCACCGCCGCCACGGTATTCGGCGTGGCCGTCTGATTGCGGAACGTCACCGTTTTCGTGTCGTTGATCGACCACGCGCCGGTGAAGGTGCAGACGCGGAAGGTTTTGGGATTGCCAGCCACGCCACGGTTGCCAAACGACAGCGGCCCCGCGTCCCGGTTGCCGCCCTCGACGGCTCGCACCACCTTGGCGATCCGCTCTGCGGCAGGCTTCGTGAACGTGACGCGCTCTGTGCGGGCTGGCTTGCCGTCTGGCTTTTGGGCCATGGTCAGTCCTCGAGGACGGTGAGCACCAGGCGGGAGCCACCTACGGCAGCCTTTGCGGCGTAGTTGCCAGAGGCCAGCCGCAGGATCGCAGCCTCGCCGGCACGCAGGCTGACAGTCTCGTGCAGGTTCGTGCCGTCGAACCGGCCGAACGACACGGTGTGCGTTGTCTCCGTGGCGAGCGAACGGGCGAAGCACAGGCCGAGCGAGCCCATTGTGGCTGTGCTGATCTGCGTCACGGCAGTGCCCAGGTTCAGCGTGGCGGCCAGCATGCCAGCCGTGGCGATGTCGGCAGTGATGCCAGATGCGGCGAACTGCTGCGAGAGAGCGCCCTTCTGCACCTGGGCGTTGATCGTGTAGTTGATGTCGGGCATGAGGCGGGCTCCTTAGAACGGCGGGGTGCCGAAAAAACCTGTGAAGTCGATTGCTTGGTGGACGCGGCGGAGCAGCTGGTCGGGGTTCCCCTCGCCGCCTGGGTATTTCATATTGCCGGCGTTGGTGAGCGCCTGCGGGGCAGAGGCATCTACCTTTTCCTTTTCGCTGCCCTCGCCCTGATACACCCAGCATTTCGTCTTGCTGCCGCCCGTGATGTAGTGCCACCCAACATGCGGGATCTTCATGACCCACGTGCTGGAGCGGTACACGAGTTCGACGCTGACGCTCCAGTATTTCACTTCCACGTCGTTCACCACCTCGAGCTGCTGCTGGCCGGAGATGCCTTGGCAGAGCCAGGTGTATGCAGCGCCGCCAAGGTACGGTGCGGAGTTGATGGAGTTTGTGACGCTGCCTGCAACGGAAAGCGGAAACGTCGGGCGGTTGCCGGTGATCGTCGCCTTAATCTCGCCCTCAACGGCCTGCAGCCCTTCGATGTAATCGCCCGCAGCGTTGACGAGCGGGCGGATGTCTGAATTGCTGGAGCCGTGGTAGTAGTACAAAGCCGGCACGGCGGCGCTCGAAACAGAGAACGACCACACGTCGCGGCGTGCTAGCGGGTTGGGCTGATAGTCCTGAGTGCCTACGTTGGGCACTTCGTAGCGATACGTGATCTCGGCGTGCTGCCGGTCTGGCTCTGTGACGCTGCCTTCCGTGCAACGCAGGTAGGCGAATTCCGGGTGGCTCGCGCCGTGGAAGATGCCCACGGTGTTCAGCAGCAGCTGGTGCGCGACGGGCTCCGTTGTCGTGACTACGAATTTCCTCTCTGCGGTAGGGCTTTCGCCAAACCGATGCGTAAACGTGCGCGGCAGAACTTCACGGAAGGCGAGTACGGACATGGCTAGTTCAGGATCTCCACGGTTCCGATCTGGCCATTTCGGTTGATCTGCTCGAGCAGCGTGACCTGCTTTTCCTCGGCGGCGTTTGGTGCAGTGCTGGCGGCGCTCTGCTCCATCTTCTGCTGCAGTGATTGAGTTGCCGTGTCGATGGCTGCGTTGAAGTTGGCCTGGAACTGCCGCAACACGCTGCCAGATGCTTCGGCCGCCACCTGCCGCTCGAGGTCGCCACGCCGTGACTGCTCTTCTGGCGTCAGCGATCCGGGCGTGAATTGCAGAACGGGCCGGCCGCCGATGCTGACTGTGCGAGTGGTGCCCGCTTCCTTGTTGCGAAGCGCTTCCAATTCCTTCTCGGCTTCGCTGCGGATGTCGAGCCCGAGGATCGGGGCAAACTTCTTGATAAACGCTTCGATGAACTCGGCCAGCTTAAAGAACGCATTGCCCGCCAGCTTGATGAAATCGAGCAAGCCCTGAGCCACCTGCTGGGCAATTTGTTGCGGCCCGGCCTGCCTAATCACGCCAAGAAGGTCTTGGGCGATCTGGCTAATTGGCCCCGCAAGCTCGCCGAGGATCGCGCCGGTCAGCCCCTTGACCGTGGCATACACCGCAGCGAATGAATCGTTCATGTTGTCGATCGCCTTGACGGCATCGGCATCGACAACCTGGCCGAGCGCGATGGCTTCCTGCCTCATATTCGTGAGCGCACCAGGGCCGAGCGTGAACAGCTCGCCAAGCTCGATACCGCCCTTGCCGAAGAACTTTACGGCTTGAGCTGCCCTTTCTGCCGGATCTGCAATGCGAGAGATAGCATCCACCACCTGCTCGAATTGCTGCTCCGGGGTCGCCTGCTTCAGTTCTTCAAAGACAATTCCAAGCTCTTCAAACTTCTTTTGTGCCTTGTCGTCGAGTGTGGCGGCACCGATGTTGATGGTCAGTTTCTGAATCTGCTTGGCGAACGATTCGACGCTCACGCCAGTATCGGCGGCGGCCCGTGCATACGCCTGCAACGCCTCGACGCCAACGCCAGTGCGATTCGCCACGTCGTTGAGCGCGTCGAGCTCTTCGCCTACGCTGAGGGCAAACGATGTCACGGACGTGACGGCACCCGTGACGGCACTGGTCAGGCTGAGAAACGCACTGGTCGCAGCCTGCAATCCGCCCAGGGCCAGCTTGCCTATCTCAATGTTCTTTAGCGTGCTGAGATCGCTGGACGCTTTCTTGCCAGCCTCGCCCATAGAGTCGAGCTTGGCATTCACATCGGCCACGGCCTGGGCCAGCTGGGCCGTGTTGGCACTGATCTGCATTGCCAATCCAAGTGCCGTACTCATGTCATTTCCCGTCTAGGTCGGTTTTCATCTGGGCGAGCACGTCGAGCAGCTGCGAGCGGTGTTGCGGCGGGGCTTCGGTTGGGACGAAATCTGCAGGCTTTGGTATGTGGCCACGCCGCGAGTACGGTGCCAGGACCGCACTGGCAATCACTCCAGTCTGTGCCCACGAGTTGTCGAGCGGCTGGTAGTAGCGGGCAAACGCCAGCCACTCACTCAGCTCTCGACTGTCCATCCGTTGCTCGAGCTCGCCAACCGTCATTCCGAGATGCCCGGCCAGCATGAACAGGAACCGCCGCGATGGTCTGGCGTTAAAGCTCGCCGGCTAGTTCAACTACGTCCGCCTCCGTGAGTTTGTTGTGACGCTGGGCAACGTCGAACAATTCGCCCATCACCGCACCGTCGAGCTTCGCCACTTCATCCAGTTCGTTGTCTTGGTAGATCCGCACGCCGTGCTCGTCGCACAGGGTGCGAGCCAGGTAGAACGCACGGAAGTTGTGGAACTTCTCGACGCCTTTGTTTCGGATGTCGAGCCACGCGAGCTCCCAGTCATCACGCTCGCCGACGCTGAGCACGCGCACGTACACGTCGATGTTCCATTCCTTCACGTGAACCTTCAGCGGCTTGCGGACGCTGGCGGCTTGGATTTGCTCTTTGAGTCCCATTGGTCAGTTGTCCAGAAGTTTGAACGTGACGGTGTAACGGGTGACGCCGTTCACTTCATTCGCCACGCTCAGTGACTCCCATATTGCAGGGTTCGTCAAGGATTGCCCGCCGCCGGATATGGCCAGCGTGGCACGCACGCCGTAGTTGCTCGTGGCGGTGTTGTTACCGCCCAAGCACTCGACACTGCACGTGCCGGCTTCGTCTGTCCAGATGACGCTGCGGCCCTTGGGTGCACCGCCGCCGTATGTCCACGTCAGGCCTGTGACTTCTTGGAACGCAATGCCGTTCCACGTCACAGACACGCCAGCGCTATAGCTCGCCACGGGGTCCTCCCTGTGGGACTACGGCACCTGGAAGGCGGCAGAACCACGCACGGCGTCGTTAACTGTCAGCGTCACGCTCGATGACTTGCAGGTGGCGGTGACGCTGAGCGTGATTCCGCCAGTGATCGCCAGCGTGCCCGTCTGACCCTGGGCGATTGGTGTGCCCGAGGCTGCTAGGTACTCGATGGTGACTTCCTTGCCAGTGTCACCAGCTGAGCCCTTAAGCGGACGGGAAAGCGTCAGCACGGTGCTGCCGGTCGTTTGGCCGAGGTGCGAAACGTCGATTTGATCGGCGGCGGCCTGGTCAGTGATGCTGTAGGTGATGCTCGTTACGGTGTACGTCGATCCGGCGAAGGACAACGTCGTGCCGCTGGAATCATGGGGCGTATATGGCATGCTTTATCCCTCGGTCCACCACACGTCGTAACGCTGGGTCACCTGATAGACCGGCGGGAGATCCGCACCCGCCAGCTGCACGAAATCGTCGGACTCGTCTTCCAACGACGCCTGCTTCACTTCTGTATTGTCCGACGTGCCGCCGTACCCATCCAGAACGCGACGCATGGCGTCAGCCACCTGGCGGGCCTCTTCGTAGGTCGTGCCGTAAATGCTGTACTCAACGCTGACGCGGGGCATACCCATCGGCCCGCCAAGCGTCTGCTCGCGGTCGATGCCGGATCGCCGCCATGTGACGAACGGCAGGGCAGCCGAAGCCGGGGCCAGCACCGGGTAGATGCGTGAACTCACCAACGACGTGACGGCAGTGGTGCCGACCAGGGCTGTACGGAGGACGGCTTCTGGGGATTTGAGAGACATGGCTACAGGCCTTTCCTGAATGGGCTGGCCATTTCTTTGATGGCGTTATTGAGCGCCCTCGTCATCTCGGAGTTAAGCCTGGCTGAAATCTGCGTGCGGGTGCGTTCAAACGCAGTCCTCACGGGAGGCACGCCAGCCTTGCCGCCGATCGGGAACTCTCCGAGATCGACAGTGCCGCCTTTCCTGACGGCACGCACAAAGCCCTTCGGTGGTTTTGGCTTCGTCGTGACGGCACCGGATCGCTTGGCAACCACAACACGCACGGTGCCGCTGCGGCGAAAGCTGCTGGCAATGTTGCCTTTCGTCTTGCGGCGCTTGGTGCCGAACTCCAGGAAGCCCTGATGCTGCCCTTTCTCGTTTGATTTGAGCTCACTGGCCTTTTTCCTTGGCGGTGCCGTGAAGCCAGCCAGGGCGACGCCCGAGCCCGTCTTCGTATATCGCTTCGTCTTCTTGCGGATGGCTCGCCGCAGGTTGCCGGTCGGGCCTTTCGGCGTCAGCGTCTTCAGCAGCTTGAAGCCTGGGTCGATGGCTTGGCCAAGCGCGGAGGCCATGTATTTGGCCGACAGGTTTTTCGGGAGCGTAAGAAATGCCTTTCGGATTTCCGCCAGCTCGGGAAACTCCACCGTAACTTCGATGCCGCCAGCCATCACGTCACCTCTTCACAGATGGCAACGTGCTCGGCCCGGTTGTTGTACTCGAGCAGGCTGACAATGTTCAGCGTGCGGGATCCCCACGAGAACCGATCGCGCTGCGTCAGGCCCGGAAGGTAGCGGAGCCGCACGCGGTGCGTGATCGTCGTGTCTTGCTGGCCAGCCGCCAGGGCTTCGCGGGAAGAAACACCTTCGACGCTTGCCCACACGGCCGAAGAGTTGGCCCATGCCAGCACCGTCTCGCCCAAAGCGTTGGTCGTACCGCTGGCAATCTGCACGGTGACACGCTCGCGGAGCTTGCCTGGGTCGATCATCGGTAGCTGCCCCACTTCTGCGAGTCCAGTAAAGACTTCACGCCATAGGGCACGTCCTGCGGCACGGCACCCGTGGCGACAGCAGCCAGGCGGCTTTCGTACCAGTGGGCAGTAAGCATCAGCATGGCGTGGCGGATCGCAGCCGGCACACTCGTCCCGCTCGCCCCGTACCCGCCCCACCAGGTCACGCTTATGGCGTTGTCATCCTGCAGGTGCGGCGGCCACGTCTGCCCGTACAGCGTCTTTACGGTGCCCGGCACGCCGTCCCGGTCCACGCGGTAGCTGGCGGTCGAGTAGGTGGCCGTGGTGCCGTTCTCGTACGTGAACGTCAGGGCCACCGCCGTGGTTGTGCCGGCCGTCGCCATCGGCGGGCGTGGCAGCTCGATGTCGTGCGTGCCGTCAGGCGGGAAGCTGTCGAAACGCATCACCCACTGCGTATGCACCAGAGTGCGGTCCAGGTACTGCTCGCACCACTCACGGGCCGCCGTAATCAGCGACCCGATGTAGGCATCGTCGGTGGCCGTATCGACTCGCAGGTGGGCCTTGGCCTCCGAGAGCGTCACAGGCTCAACGGCTGGGGCGGTCTGGCGAGTCAGGCTTCGATATTGCACGGCGGCGTTTCCTCGGGGTGGCGTCGGCCGTTTCGGCTTCGTG